GCATTAACTAACGCATCCTCTTCAGTCATGTCCTTTTCTTCAAAGGTTTCAACGACTGCTTTCCATGTGTATCCTTTCTCAGAAAATATCTTTTCAGCTTTCTTAACTCCGACTCCCGGTACACCCGAGTAACCATCAGTGTTATCACCAGCTAATGTTTGTATTAAATGCCACCTTGCTCCCTCTTCTGGAGAGATGGTAACAGTTTCTTTGAAGTCATATAATTTACCGGGGATCTGTCTCATGTCCTTGTCTGGAGAGACAATAATATTTCCCGGATACTTGGTTGCGTAAATCCCTAACGCATCGTCAGCTTCAAGTGTATCTTTGAGGATAACTTTATAAGTTTTCTTTAATTCCTGTATGACCCTTTTGAATCCACAGGGCTTTTTTCTCTGTCGATGACCTTTGTAATCGGGTAAAATTTTTTTCCTAAAATTATTAGGGCTTGTAAAAAATAATACTAAATCTTCATCAAAAAATGAACCAAATTCTGTTTGTATTCTGGCTAAGTCACGTCTAACGCATTTCATAGCGTCAGAGAAGTTTGAAGTAACAACTATTACGTCATCACCAAAATCCATTTCGGTTTCTGCTGCTGCACAGCATTTATAGACAATGTAGTCGCAATCAATTAATAACTTCATTCCCAGTAATTCTCTAAGCCTTTAGGTATTCTTTTCGTATGCCATGTAATTTTTTTAGTTAATGGATGAAAACAAATCATATAAATACTTTCATCAGGTACCATTGTTATTGTTGGTTGGTAATAGTCAAAATCACCGGCAGCAATTCTTTGTTGGGTGTTACATTTAACATCACAAAGTAAAACTTGATTATTTATTTTTAAAACTAAATCGATTGGACCAGTTTTGCCTAGATTTTTGTAAACTTCTCCGCCTTTTTCCCAAACAGTTAAAGCAACAAAATATTCTGCATAATCTCCATCTCTGTTTTTATTAACATTAATGCACTTCTGACCAATTTCTTCCTGACTTTGCTTCTGCGTCAATTGGGCATCTAAGTTCATAATAAGATCCAGCTCTTTTTGCTGATCTTTCAAGGGTGTGTTTAATTCCATTTATATCGTGTGGTAAGCACTCGTACTGCAACTCGTCATGGACGAACGCTAGTTGTGATGCTTGTGAAAATTGTCTATTTATTGATTCGTTTGCAATAACCATCCATCTCTTTGCTACTATTCCTGCCGAGCATTGAAGAAGGTAATTTAATGCTTTGTGCGGGCTATCGACCAGCACTCGTCGTCCGTCACATGCCACGAGGTAACCCTTAGTAGCCTTATTTGCAACCGCTGCCAATAAGTCGGAGAGTCCTTCGATAGCAGCAACGTAAGCCTTTCGGATCTCGGATCCTTTTTTACTGGCTTCCTTGGGTTGTAAAGTGTTATCAAAACTTTGTCCTAATTTAATATTTCCCGCCCCGTACAAAAATGCGTAAGTAACGGTTTTTACTTGTCTTCGAGAAATACCTATCTTGTCAGCGTTAACTTGATGTATATCATCATTCAGTAATATGTCGGCATATCGACCTCCGTCATACCGTCCAAGGTAGTGGGCAAGCATTCTTAGCTCTATACCTGATAGGTCAGCACCTACCATTACCATGTTTGGACTAGCTGTAAATAGTTCTCTAAATTCTTTATCCGCAGGAACTTGAGCTAAGTTTGGTTTCCTATGAGCACATCTAAATGTGTTAGTAGAAACTGAACAGTGATGGTGTATTCGACTTTTAGTCGTAACAAGCTTGTTCCATGCGTTCACGCCTTCGGATATCATTCCAAGCTTCTTCTTTATCGTCAAACAGTTCGCACATTGTTTCGAGAAGGGAATATCGATCTCCATCAATGTAGTCTCGTCGATAATTGGTTTCCCAGTCGTGGTGGTCTTGCTCAATTTGACTTTGAAATGAGTCTTCAGAATCCATGCTATGTGGTCTCGTGATGTTGGGTTAAACTCCTTTATTCGTTGTATTTCACATCCTTCTCTGTATCCTTGTGTTGCGTTATCTCGTTTAGGAGTGAACAACGGTCCTGCAACGTAAGGGAATTGTCCTCGAAGTATGTCAACAGTTTCTTCCATCTCTCGTCGGAGAGATGACTCAAGTTGCTGACTTTTTTGTTGGTCAAATGTCCATCCATGTATTTCTTGTTCTGTTAGTATCTCTGCGACTCGGTGCTCTAATCGACACGAGTCAGATAAGGGCGGAAGTGTTCGCATAATTTGGTGGTAACTTTTACATCTTGGACCATGTAGTCCTGCATTTCTTGACTCCACTCTTGCCAGTCAGAAGTTTTACCAAAGTCCCCTTTGTATTCTCCTAATCTGTAGCCGTAAGCTTCAAGTGAATGGCGTCCGTACAGTTGCATTGGCATATGTCTCCATTTTCTTTTCTTGTCTATTTCCATTAAGTTTGGATGATATAAACGAGATAAGATAAGAGTGTCATAGCACTCAGCAGTAGTATTAAAACTGTCGCTAAGCTTCCTAATAACAGGTAAGTCAAAGCCAACAATATTGTGCCCAGCGAGAGTATCAGCTTCCATAATTTGATTGATACCGTCCCTGATACTGGGCGTCTGGTCATCCTGATCGTTATATACGTAGGACGTTTCTTTTTCCGTATCGTAAGTGGAAATGCAATGTATCTTAGATACGTCATAAAGTAATCCGTTAGTTTCTATGTCAAATACCAGCATTTATTTTTTTGCTGTATAAGTTTTATCCACGAACTTTGCTTTCTTCTTTGCTTGTTTAGTTGGTGGGTTTGGTTTTTTCAGTTCAGAAGTCTGTGCTGGGACTGAAAACTGGCTCCGTAATTTCATCGTATTTACAAGTGTCTTTGTTGTATTTCAATTGACTTGCAACTCCTACTTCGCCTGAGTATCTGTTTTTCAGTAAACGAAGTACTGTTGTGTCTTGATCATCAGTTTTTTGTTGGTTTCTTTCTAGTCCGATAACTTCGTCTGCAAGCTGGCTTATGGCAGCGGATCCTCTAAGTTGTCCTAGTGTTACTCTTGCTCCTTCCTCGTGATTCTTGTCTGTCTGAGTACGACGTAGATGTGATACTAAGAATAGTTTTATTCCTGTTTTTTCAACTAAACTTCTAAGCCTAGTCATAGTGGTGTCAATCATTTTACGCTCATCTCCATCCAAACCAGAGATAAGAATACTTAAGTGGTCTAGGAATATGGTTTTTGTCTCGAGGGCAAGTGCCATATATTCAATGCGACTATAAATAATATCAGGATCAGCACTTCCAAAGTGGTCATATAAGAAGAGATCCCAGTTTTTAAGGGTGTAGTCATATGCTTCTTGTAATGTTTCCTTGGGATGTTCTCCAAGATGTAATGCCTTACCAGTAGCAACAGACATTAGTCCTAAAGCTGTTCTTCTATTAGATTCTTCAAGTGCTATGTATCCAACTTTTTCTCCTTGCTCTAGTAGATGTACACAGAGCTGACGAGTAAGGGTTGATTTTCCTTGACCTGTTCCTGCTGATATTACAGTTAGTTCTCCATACCTGATTCCATGAGTCATCTGTTGCAGTCCTGCAAAAGGATACTCAAAGTCACATGGTGGACTTGGGTTAGTAACTAACTCTAGTAAGGATTTACCATCTACTATTCCATCCGGCTGATACGGCGAAGCGTTCCATATAGCGACTCTAATCGCCTGTGAATCTCCAGCCTGTAAAGCATCACTAGCATCTTTGTACGGATCTGGAAGGTGAGCAATTTTAACTTTCCCACTTGGTAAGAGAGGAGCCACTTGCTCCGTCGCTGCTTTGCCAGCCTCGTCCTTGTCAAAGAATAAGACAATTTCTTGATAACCTTGGAAAAGTTGGAGTTGTTTTTGTATGTCCTTCTTCGCTGACGCCGCACCATGCGGAAGTGAGACATGCGCCCAGTTCGGGTATGCTTCCCAGCCGCTAGCCGCGTCCAGTTCGCCTTCGTAAACAATAATAAGTTTACCAGTAGTAGGAAACAGAGACTGCCCAAATAAAGTGTCAGTAGTATTTCCTTCATACTTAAAATCCTTTAACTTGTTCTTTGTTTTAAATCCTTGAAGTGTTTTATTGCTGCTGAAATAAGGGAAGCGTAAGAGGTCTCCGTCCCTGTAGATTTTGTAGTGTTGACAGGTTGCTTCGCTGATTTTTCTTTTATGCAGCCGTTGAGCTGATCCTTTAAATTGAACATTGGTGGTCATGTAATGATTGTGATTTATATCGTTGTCTGAAGTGAAGTTCTGACAACTAAAGCAGTAGGTGTTTCCATCGCTGTATATAGCTTTCGCATCAGAGGAGCCACACACCTCGCATGGCTCGTGTCTTAAAAATTCTGCTGTCATTTCAACCAATCAACTGGTATGCAGTGGGCAGCGCACCAAAGTATTCCATAACGCTCACACCATTTCGCATAGGTTGTTTTGCTCTTCTTTGAGATCCTTTTGTATGGATCTTGGAAGACCATGCGAAGGTCTATCTTTGGGTTGTCCTTGATTACTTGTCTAATCTTGCGCCTAGATGGTGGATCCCAATATCCTTTAACCTCTAGGATCACTCCGTTATCTGGTAATACAAAATCAGGAGTGTATTGATGTTGAATGGTGTACGGATAGGAGGCTTCCTCATATTCATAGTCAACCCCCAACTGTACTAATAGATCTGCAACCTTTTCTTCTAGTCCTGATCTAAATCCCATTAGAAGTCGTCGTCTTCTACTGAACTAGGAGTTAGGTCAGGTGTTACGTTTGGTTCTTGTGTCTTGAATCCAGCAGTATTACCAAACAGCTCTGCTGCTCCTGCTTCATCAAGATCTCCAGTATCAACACCTACTTCTGATTGCACACTTACTATCTGTACTCCAGAAAGTTTTAGTGATGTACCATAGGTGACGCCATCTCTAAGTATGTATGGCTTCTGTATAAATCCAAGCTTAACTTTACTGCCTGAATATACTGGTGTATCAACGTCCTTGATTGGTGTTCCTTCAGTATCTACAACTGGAGGACACTTGTCTTCACCCCAAGAAAACTTTATAAGGTATTTACCTTTGCTAACTTCTTCCCATGGAGTTGGTTTTAATAAAGATCTCTTAGGATTTTTTAATTTAGACTCTGCCCACTTAAGGCAGTCTTCTCTTTCAGTCTCTAGCTTGGAGATTAGTTCGTCTCCAACTACGGCTTTTAATGAATAGCCAAACTTACTTGGCTTTAACACAGCTTGAAATCCTTCTAGGGTTACAGGCTCGGGTGTTACGTGTATGTTTCTCATTAACAAAAAAAGTATTGTGAATCAATTACGGCTTCTGGT